GCCGCCCACAGGGCTTCTATGCTGCCATGCTCCTGGGGATCCATGGTGTTGATGTACTTTTTGTCCGGCAGGATGATCACATAAGCGCCCATGGACACAAGCTGCTTGGGACAGTCAGACGGATCCGTGGAAAGGCCCATCTCAATCCGGTCCTGCCCGATGACGAAATCAGCCCCGTCCACATAGCATACCTGCTCCTTGGCGATCAGCCCCTGGGGGCTGGCAGGACTGGCCCAGATCCCCCGCTTTCCTCTGGGAGCAAGTACCGGGTAGTGGTCTGAGGTCATATTCTTCATGTCGAAAAACTCGTTTCCGTTGATGCGTGCGTTGTGGTTATAGCCACGGAAGTAATCTGCAACTTCCCGCGTCGTGGCACTCTGAGGCAATGTGGGATATCGCATAACTGCCCTCCTAAAACAGGAACCGCTGCCCGACAGAAACAGGCATATGGTGCCTCTTGTGATAACGTTCGAAACTTTCAAATGCGTTGTTAAACAGCAGGATGGATGCGTTGTACCGTTCATATTCGCCGTTCTGGTAATCGATCTGTGCCTCCAGCCATCTCAGATACATCTGATCGTAAGGAGGCGGTACCAGCAGCTGTGTCTCCGGATCTGTCTCCTGGTCATAGCCGTAGAAGTTCCCATGGTATTTGCTGCCTTCGTAGAGCTCCAGGATATTCCGCTTCACGTCCCAGTCCAGCTGGGAAAGCCAGGCAATTTTTTCTGCCATGGAATAGGTATTGTATTTCAAAGCGTCCACCTGTTCGATGGCCTGCTTAATTGTCATATGAATCCCTCCAATCAAAAAAAACGGGAGCCGTAGCCCCCGTTCCTGCTTGCATTATTCGGGCTGCTTTGCGGCCTCGAGCATTTTGTCCTTATTATTATCCAGGATATCCTGAGCTCGGCGGGAACGCATGATCTCGTCGTACACAGCCTTGGGTACCTGGGAGGTCTTGCCTCTGGGCAGCAGATACATCACACCATTGACACACACCTGCAGGTTGGGCTCCTCGTTGCCGGAAGCCCGGTCGATCCGGATGGAATAGACTTCAGCCTTGGCAGTTTCAGGAGCCTGGGTATTTTTATCATTCTTTTCGGTTGCCATTATTGTCTCCTCCTTGGAAAGAAACAGGGGCAAGGCAGCGGCCCTGCCCCTGCTTACTTTAGTTCACTGCATCCACGCTGGAGAAGCTGGAGCAGGACATGATCCGCATCAGCCGCTCAGTGTAGAGGATGGTTGCACCATTGGTCTCGAACTTATAGCCGATGGTGGAGAACTGGTTCAGAGGACCGCCGATCTGGCTCTTGTCCTTGACGATGGTCTCCAGGCTGCCACCCTCGGGATCGATGATGCCGAAGGCATCCTTGCCAAACATATAGCTGGCATAGGTAACGGTACCGGCCTTGTTCTTGTAGTCCTCACCGCCCAGGATGGGAGCAAAGACGTTCACGATGAACCGGCAGCCGTGGAGCTCGCCGATTTCGCCATTGTAGATCTCCTCAGGCTTGGCGTACTTGTGTGCCTCGATCCACTCTTCGCTCTGCCGCAGATCGTGGGCCACGCTGGGATGGATCACGCAGTAATACTTGCCGCCGATGGTGGGCACCCTGTTCTTCTTCATGATGGTCACAGCCTTGGCAATCATGGCAGGGTTCAGTACACTCATCACCGTTGCGGATGCTTCCATCTCTGCACAGCTGGTGGGAGTACCGGCTGCAACGCCTGTGGCCAGGGTCACATTGTCGCAGTACAGCACGTTGGTGTTCACCAGCAGTGCATCCCGGATAAGGGTTTCCTGGGTTTCGGCAGCAGATGCGCCCATTTCCTCAGTAGCACCCAGGATCACATCATCATAGGCGTGCAGCTCCAGCTGATCGGAGATGGTTGCATAAGTACCGTACTGGTCGATAGAGCCGGTCTTGCTGGACATACCGAACTTCTGACCGGTGGGGATGACACCTTCCTGGAGCTTACCGGCCTTTTCGAAGGTGTTCCACTTGCGCCATTCCACGGTCTTGCCCCGGCCCGCAGGCAGAGGCTGCTTCTTGGCAAACTGGGCATAGAACATCTCCACCCGGGCGTTCTCCAGCAGTTCGGTGTCATAGAAGGTCTTCAGAGTGGGGTCAAGGGTGTTGGCGCCGCTGAAGGCCTCATTGTTGCCGGAAACCACATAGCCGGTGGTTGCGTTTACTACAGTGCCTGCATCCGCAAACAGCTGCAGCATTGCAAAAATAAACTTCTTCATTTTTTGTTCTCCTTTCCTGCTTTCAGGGGAGAACGTCCGGCATTATCTGCCGGGGTAAATCTTTTCTCCCCTTGCCGCTGCCTGGCGGATCTGCTGCTTCAGAGCCTCCCGCTCGGCACGGCTTGCTCTCCGATAGTCGAATGTGGTAACAGAGGGAGCCTGTGCAGTAGAGCCGCTTTCATCGGGTCTGCGGCTTCCGGACTGAATGGCCTCCGAGATCTGCTGCGCCGTCTTCTGCGCTGCCACCTGCATGGACGCTGCCTGGATCTCTCTGCGGTGAACGGCGTGGTAGGCATCCTCCACACTCAGGTTCACGTTGGGACTCACCAACCGGGCAAATGTAGGATTCTGCATCTCGGTCCGCAAATCAAAGTTGGGGAAGGTCTGCTTTAAAGCTGCGCTCTCCTGCTCCAGCTTCTGCATATGGTTGATCATTTTCTGCTGTTCGATGGTGCGCTGCTGCTGATCCAGCTGGCGGACGACCTCGGCACTGACACCCATTTCAATTGCCTTATTGTCATACTCACCGGTAACAGCCTTGACCAGTGCCTCGTGATCCAGGTTTTCCGGATCCAGGCCATGCTCCTTAGCCAGTGCCTTCAGGGCAGGATCCAGGGTCTGCAGGATGGCCTTGTTCTGGCCCTCCTCCCGGAGTCGTGCCTGAATGATCTTCTGGATCTCTGCGTTGTACTCAGGATCCTTCTTGATCTCCTCCCAGCTCATGCGGGCCGGTTTCTCCTCTGTGGGCTTGGTCTCTTCCTGTGCAGCGGCGACCTGCTGGGGTTCTGCCTCCTGGGTAGCCGCAGGTTTTGCGGCAGGAACATCCACCTTGTACGCCCGATTCTTTCGGATCCGGTTCTCGGGAACGCCCAATTCCCGCAAACGCTGGTGCCCGGCGTCAGCACTCTCCACGCCCGCTGCGGCACTGCCTGCACCGCCATCAGCACCGGATCCACAGGTACCGCCGGCACCCTCACCGGCGAACAGCTGCAGCCAGTACCACTTACTCTGGTTAACCATGTTTTTCCTCCAAACATATATCTGCCGCTAGTTATGGGGCGGCGGGTCCCGTTAACCTGTGTTTATCATAGCGGGGCCGGAATCGAAATGCCAACCCAGCACCGCTGTGATTTTTAGCCCCGGATCTGATAAGTTTCATACTCCGGGTATTTGTTTGCCAGGATCTCAAAGCCCATACACAAGGACATGAACGTGTGCCTTACAATGGCCTTGTACCGTGTCCTGGGCTTGCAGCTGATCTCTGCGCTGCCCTCCTCCAGTCTGATCACAGGCTCTGTCACGCAGCCGATATCAGCCATATGGCGCACGTTGGCACTCAGTGTCACAGCCAGGGCCGATGCCGCTGCGCAGATCAGATCCCGACCGTACTCATCACTTTTTGCATGGCCCTCGATGGTCACCCGGTTATGTTCCCGGTAGTAAATCACATGGATCATGTTATGTATCCTCCTTTACAGTTTGACCGCTGTCCGGCTGGGATGCATTGCCGGAGCGCTCCCTGGCATTTTTCATGTGGGTGGGTTCCTCCTGGCTCAAGCCCCGAATGTTGTCTCCCTGGTACATCTGCGGAGCAGCACCCGCACTTGCAGCCGCCGGAGTGCTGCCCATGGATGCAGCCATGTCCTGGGCAATTGCCTGGGCCAGCTGAGGCTGCACCATCTGTGCCATGGAAAAAGCCATCTGCATATACTGCTGCAGTTTCTGCATCATGGTGCCGTTCTGGCCGATCTTCTGCATGATGGCATCCCTACCGTCAAAGTCCATCATGTCCAGGCACACCAGCGCCTGGTCGGCCAGCTGGGGATTGAAGAATCCCATCTTGAAAAACTGCATGGCCATCTCATTCTGGCTGACCTTTGTGTACACGTTCTTCCTCTGGGCTGATATCTTGATATCAAACACCGGCAGCCGGTAGCCCATATCCACACCGAAGGCCATTCCCTGGTTCTGGGGCTTGATGCCTGCGTTGGTATAACTGACATACTGCTCCGTGCCGAACTGGCCCAGAATCCGGAACTTCCGGGGCAGATCATAAAACTGCCGGATCAGCTCAATGCACAGGCTCACGATCTGGCTGTAGGCCCGGTAGCTGCCCTGGGTGGAATCCCGGCTGCCCTTGCCGGAGGCCTCCTGCAGAGCTGCAATGGCGGAGGCTGCCGTCACGCCGCTGGCAATGTTGCCGGTGCTGGTCTCCGTGTTGCCGGAGGTTTCCCGCAGTTCCTGAATGGTCCGGTCCAGTACATTCACATACACGCCGTCCAGCCGGGAATAACCGATCTGCCGCAGGGCATCTTCCGATGCAGAATTCACATGGACGATTGGCTTGCTCAGATCCAGAAATTCCTGCTCATTCACGGAGCCGTCACCCCGGGAAAAGTATCTGGGGGTAGCGCCCACCATGGCGTTCTTGACAAAGCTGGTCTTCAGCAGGTCGATCTCCATCTGGGGATTGCGGCAGATGTCCACATAGCCGTAGCCACAGGGGCTGCCCTCAATGGGGTACAGGGCATCGAATACGTAAGGGTACCTTCCGTGGTCGTAAAGGCCTCTTTCCCCCATTTCCACATCGTTCTCCGTGGCAAACAGTACCTGGTCTTCCACATACTTGCAGTAATGCAGCGTCCGCCTGCCCTTCCGGTAAGTGTGATAGTAGACCTCAATGACGGTGGCCTTGTCATCGGTCTTCACGCTGTCATCGTACAGGAACCGTGCACTGACCATGGAATTACCCTTCAGCCGGTCCCGAAGCTGGGGATACTTTTCCCGCAGAAGTTCCTTGTCCACCAGTTCCGTGTGGAAGAAGTAGCGGCTTTTTTGGATGTCCGTGATTCCCGGCTCCCAATAGACATTCAGCAGATTGGCTTTTTCCACCCGGATGTCACCCAGGCCGTTGAGCTTGTTCTTGTCCCAAACCACTTTGTAAAGGCCGGTGCCGGTCTTCATCTTCTGCCACATGGCATCGGAATAGGTGGCTTCAAAGTCGTTCTGCTCCAGCACACAGGGAATGATGGCGGAGAGCATCCTGGCTTCTGCCTTGTCCCCTTCTTCCCTTGGCAGGATGTTGGGCTCCGGGAAGCTCTCCATGGCATCGGCGTGCTTGCTGACGATCACGTTGTGGAGCCATCCGGATACGCTCTTAAAGCCGCCGTCTCTGCCGATGGCTGTTTCCTTCTGCTCCTCCACCGTATTGCGCAGCTTCCACCAGTTTTCGGAAGCAATGATCCGGGCCTCCGTTCTGGCTTTGCCTGCCTTGTATTCCTGGAGTATCTTTGTAAATTCCTTCAGCTGCTCCTCCCCGATCACGGCACCGGGCATGGCCGTCACGGGCTGCTGCATGGGAGCCGGCTGGTTCTGTTCCTCAATGTTCATCGATATCCTCCTTGATTGGTAAACTGGTTCAGCGGGTCATTCAGGATGGTCTTCTGCTCCACCGGCCGCAGAGGCTGCACAGGTCTGGACATGCACATATACCGCCATTCATCGGCGATGTGGTCTTCCCCATCCGTATCCAGATCCTCCACCTTGTGCTCGTCGTACTGTAGCAGTGGGATGGTCCGGATGAAGCCCTCGCAGCCTTCAAAGATGTAACACCGGGCGTAGCCTTCCTCGTCAAACTGCAGCCGGTAATGGCACTGCATCCATCCTGCGATCCGTTCGTGATCACCGGGGGTAAAGTATACGCCGTAGCGGGCAGCTGTCTCCGCAATGCTCTCGCCCCGGCTGGCATCCCAGATAGCCGGGTCTGCCACGCCCTGGATGTTCCTGCCCTTCAGCCAGGGATGTTCCCGCTCGATCCGGGCGATTTCCTCGAACTGCCGGTCCGGTACCCACTTGACACCTTCGTTTGGTGTCTGAGTGCAGCCGTACAGCTCCAGGATCCGGTAAAGCACCCCATCATAGTCCACCGCCCACCAGGCACAGGAGAAAGGCTTGGCATAACCGAAGTCGTAGCTGCGGTAGATCTGCCAGCTCCGGCGGCTGCCGGCGTTTAGATCCAAAGGACGTATGACATGGGTCCACCGGCCCTGCTCCTTGGCCTGTTCCACAGAAATACCTGCCTCCAGGCATTTGCGTTTGTCCGGCTCCAGGCGGAATTCCTCGAAGAACTGTCCTTCGTAAACATCCCACCTGCCATACAGCCAGGCTTCCCGGATCTTGGGCGGCAGCTTCTCCAGGGAGCGCATATACTCTGGCTGACTTTCCATCAGCGCCACATTATCTGTGCACAGCGCCTGGATGAATTCATAGTCTTCCGGATGCTCCTCCGGAGTGTAACGTTGATCCACAAACAGCCTTTTGAAATACCCATGGCTGGGACCGCCCGGGTTCAGGGTGTAGTAGGTCCGCTTGGGAAAGTCATTGACACCCCGGACGCAGGCATCGATGGCTGTCAGCCAGCTTTCCTGAAACTGCCCTGCCTCATCCGCGAACCACACGTCATACTCCGCGCCCTGGTATTGGCCAAGATCTCCGTCATTGGCACAGTAGCCGAACCAGATGGAAGAGCCG